GTCATCATAGTAAGGTGAGAGATTAAAGTCAGTTGGACTTGGCATTTAACTCTCCTAAAATTCTATTACCAGTTTTATATTCTCTGTTTGGTCAGCAGCTCTTGTAATAGGCGCTCTGTTCTCAATGTAAAGAATATCACCAGAGTCAGCGTCAATTTCAGGATTAGAATAACCACTTGTAAAAGACTGACTGTTAATTGTACTAGTTGATGTAGTTGGTGTTCCGTTTGCACTTGAAGTTTGTCCTGTAACTACATTCTGTCCACTAAATGCTGTTAGGTTTCCGTTTGCGTCAACACCCTCATCATTATGTCTAGTTTGTATGTAATATAAAATACTGTTTACTGAATCCCATTCTACAACTTTACCAACTGCACCTGTAGAGGCTTGGTTGATTTCTTCATCAACTGTAAATGTTCCTGAAACACCTGAAAGATTAATTGCTTTTGTACCTCTTAAAGTTGTTGTTGTAGAAGCTGAACCACCTGAATTTGGATCCCTAATTAAAGTAATTTTTCTAAAGTCGTTTGCAACTGTAAAGTCACCTGTGTTTGAACTTTCTGTTCCTTCAAGTGATGTATTCATCATTACATAAAAACCACCTAATTCTTCTACTGCGTTAAATCCGTGACCACCTTTTGGTTCAATAATACAATCTAATTCTGCACCAACAAGGTTTGTTGCACCAGCGGCTACGATTTGTGCATTTGAAATTGTTGCGTAAGTGTAACCTGTTCCTTTGTTTGTAACTGTAACTGCTGTAACTGCACCTGAAGTAACTGTAACTGAAACTGTTCCGTTTGAACCGTCACCTCTCATTGCGATACCTGTATGTGTGCCTTCAGCACCACCTGAACCAGCAGTTTTAATTTTTACAATATTAATTGCACCATCAACAGCGTTTGATGAAACATCTGAATTTGTAGCAACTGCCATAAAATCTGTAGATAAAAAGTTTGCTTGTTGTGAAGCAGTCAAAGTGTACATGTATTTCCATCTATAACCATCAGCAGTTGAAATAATAGTTGAAGGTGGAGTAGTTGTTGGTTCTACTGTTGAAGCTGCGTTATTATTATTATCTAAACATTTGTAAACATTTCTTTCTGTAGTTAATACATAAAATGCTGAGTCATGTAAAGTTGACGCACCACCATTAGCTGCAATAGCAGTTGTATTACCAGTTTGATAGTCGCCGTAATCATGTCTGTAAATATCGTATGTTGTTCCTGTAGTCCAGTTTCTTCTTGGTACTGCAAAAGTAATATCTGTTTGAGTAATTTTTTTAGCCGCCAATAAATCGTCATAAGGGAATGATTGTGCATTAACATTATCTGCTGGTGTAATTGGAGCAGCGTCTGTTCCCTCGTTGTTTGTTCTTCCGTCTGCTCTTGTAGATGTAGCAAATGGTTGAGGTCTTCCTATACCTAGATAAAATGTATTACCTGAAGCTTCAGAAAATGCCTCTGAAAACTGTTCACTATTGTGAATTCTAAATCTGTCTGTTATTATTGCTGGCATATCTTTTTATTTCTTCCTTATTCAATATTTATACAAGTTTTCATAATGGTTTATCCGTTTATTCTGTTACCAGAGAAAAAACAATAAAGATTATTTGTTGTTCTCGTTCCAGTGGATGTTAAATATATTCTAAATTCTGCTGTCTGTCCTGCTGTTAAATTGGCCATAGTAGTAGAGGCGTGATAATACGAACCATTAGCACCTGGATACATTTGTGTGTTGGAAGCAGGAACATTTGCACCATCAACATACAATGCCATAACCATTTCCTCACCATTAGTCAAAGGTATTCTTGCGTTATATGAAAACTCATATAATCCACCCATACCTGCCGGTACCGTAAATTGACTTGTTGAGGGATCATAAGCTCCATGAGTATCTAACACTTCTGTATCCATAGTTACTTTTGTATGTGTTGTATTTGGAATTGTTTGATTAGCTGATGGCGTTGCATAAAACGAACATACACCAATTGACATTGCTCTTGTTTTTGCTCCCATATTATGCTCCTAAGTACCTAAATTGAATTTCTGCTCCCGTAGCCGGCGCCGTGTCAAAAGTTAATGTTGTTCCAGAAACAGTATAGTCATCTGTTGGTACCATACAAATACCGTTTACAAAAACTAATATATCATTAACACCCATATTTGCTAAAATTGTAAAAGATTTACCAGAGTTTGCTCCTCCAGCCACATCACCTGTTGCTGTTGCTGATGTTATATTTAATCTTTTTTGTTGACCAGTCGGAATATCTATTTGATGACCCATATAAGAATGAGCAGTACATTGATAATACAATGGTGTAGGCGTCTGGTCATCTATCGTAATTGTTGTATTAGCACCTGCTGAACCAGCAGTACCAGTTACGACAACACCTGTTGAATACTCTCTATTTTTATCTCTATCGTAATAAAATTTTAATGGGTGTGTTGAGTTTGAAGCGTCTGCTTGGTCAAACTTATAAACACCTTTTGATAAAGTTACCTGTGGAGATTGGTCGCCATCAATAACATAACCATTTGACGAACCTGTACCATACTCGCTGTGTTCACTTGTTTTAGCTGCAACTGTAACTGTTATAATTTGTGTAATTGTAGAATCTGGTGAACGGTGAGAAATATATTTTGCGTCTCTCAAAGGAGTATTATTCATCTCTAAATCATTACCTGCTGTATGACCAGCTGCAATAGTAATAGTTTTTGTTGAACCTGTTCCTGAAGCAGTTACACCAGTACCAACAAAGTTTAATGTATCAGCGGCAGTTGATAATGCTGAACCTTCTTCTTGTACAGTTAATGATGTACCAGCAGTACCTGGATTAAATCTACCTTGTGCTGAACTCCATATTAATGCTTGACCGTCTGCAACACTTGTTATATTAACATTTGATAAATCACCTACTGAAGCATTTTCATTTATAAGTTTTGTCCAACCACCTGCGTCTGCAACATAAGCTTGATTGCCTGTTGTGTCATATGCAAACATACCTTCGTAAGTTGTTTCACTTGGAAACGCACCTGTACCGGCAAAGTTAAATCTAATTTTTGAACCTGAAGATGTATTATCAAATACACCTGTAACATTAGCAGATGGAATATTTGTAATTGTGTTATCTGCACCACTAATAGTTTTATTTGTAAGTGTTTGTGTATCACTTGAACCTACAACTGCACCTGTTGGTATTGCTTTTGCTGAAGCAGAACCATCTAAATTTCCTGAACCATTTGACAATACAAAACTTGAAGCTGCAATACCTGAAATAGTATTATTATCAGCACTTAATGTTTTATTTGTAAGTGTTTGAGAAGCCGCTGTGTCAACTAAAGTTGCGTTTGAAATTGCTGTGTTAATTTCAGCAAATGTAGCTGAAAGTGTATTATTGTTACTTAAATTAATTGTTTTGTTTGTTAAAGTAGCCGCACCTGTAGCAGTCAATAGAGATGAAGCGTCAGCAGAAATGGTTAATGTGTTACCTGATAACACACTAGTGATAGCACTACCACCTAAAATTTTTAATGTTTCACCATTGGCAGAAATTGTTGCTACCGTAGATGAATCATCAGCAATTTTAATAGTACCATCAAGTGTTGTACCATTACCTAATGCTGTATAAATTTCGTTAAAATTGAGGTTTATCTTATTAGCACCGTCTCGGAGATTATCACCTGTTCCGTCGTTTGCGTTAGTACCTCTACTTATTACTTGTTTTGTCATTTGCCTCTATCTCTTTGTACTATTTATAAACATTTTATGATGTTGTTTTATCAAATTTAGTTGTGTTACTATCAAATCTAGTTAATGTGTTACTGAATAAATCAGCGTTTGTTCCTATTTCACAAGGAAACGCATAATTCATCTTAATTTTCTTACCTATTTCGTTAGAAGTAAATAAAAATATAGGTGTTTGTTGTCCATCAAGAGCTGTTTTAGTACCTTGTATTTTGATATTACTTAAATTTTGAAATGAGTTTGCATTAGAACCGACTGCTGTTTGACCAAAAGCACTATTAACATATCTATTTAATGAACTAAATCTAGGTCCACCGTATGCATAACCACTTCTAATATCATGTACAACTCCTGCACCGTCAGTAAAAATATTCCTTGGTCTACTTAAATAATCTATTGATATTTTTTCTCTAGTTGCTGTCAAATCTCTAGTATTAGCGGCAAATGGGTCTTCGTAATCCGTACTTACATCAACATTACCACCTACATTTGCTTTAGGTCTTAAAGATGTTCCGTCTGAAATTGTTCCTAATCTTCTACCAAAAACAGTTGTGAAAATTGTATTAACAATAGATAATAATGGACTATCAATAACTCCTGAAGTAACACCTTGAACAGGACCTTTTGCTGTTACTA